ATAATAAACTTTCACTCTTTATCAGTGAATTGTGTCCATTAAATTTAATCCCAGCAGAATTACCTCCCGGTTGTGTAATTTCTTTAATATCTAAATCTACATTGTTAATCTTACACCTATATAATAAATCATCATCTTCAAACCCCCACCCCCAATATTCGTTTGAAAATCCATTAATACTTTCAAATACATTCATTGGAAATAATGTGATACCACCAAAGTATTCATCAAAAATTATTCTTGTGTTATCGGGAATAAAATTAGTGGCTAAATGTATCGGAAATGGACTATATGAATAATCTACATCTACCGGTATCATATCCACATCATGGAACACCACATAATCACATTTTAGTTTTTTTGCTTCAATAAACCCAATATTAAGTAATTTACCTCGGTTAAATATTTTAGCATCATCTTGTTCAACTATAATAAGTTCATAGTCGATGTCCTTTAAAAATTCACTGATTGAAGTTTTAAATGTTAGTAATTGTTCATACCTGTCCCTATACGGAACAATAATCCCAAGTTTCTTATCCATTTATGGTTGGGTCTTTTGGTTTAGTGGTCTTGTGCCACTCCGATAAGTAATATTGAATTCTTTCACTCCACTCGTTCTTATCAACTTCTTCAAACCATACGGTTAAAGCGTCTAATGAATTGGCAATCTTCTCTAATGCCTTTACTTTTTTTTGTTCAACTAATAATTGTTCTTTTTCTAATTCCGTCATATCGATATAATTTTTTTACTTAATAATCCCCATTTTTTAAAGTTATTATAATCTGGTGTGGTTAAGTCCATTTCAAACATAAAGTCAGGTCTTTTTAAATCAATTTTAAAATTACTTTTTCTCAAAGCATTAAACATTGATTCATATTCATTTGAATATGCATAATCCTCTTTAATATTTGCCACATCCTGTATTCTTTGAATTGCCGTATCATCCCATTTGAAATGATGAACTTGAACATATCCGTGTGGATATATTAATGGGTGATTCCATCCTTGCCATTTCCAAGTTGTGTGACCATCATTATCAACATAGTGTTGACCAGATGTCAATAGTATAAAACCTTTTTTGATACAAATTTTATTTGGGTTAGCACCACTCATAGGATGTCTGAAGAAACCGGCATTGGGGAACTGTTCCCAAATTGATATTTTAGATTTTAAACCGGTGAATTCTCCATTAGGTCCGATTCTATCAATAAAACCACCTCTAACAATTGCATAATTATTTTCTTCACAGTAATTGATAATTTTATTTATGTCATTATCAGGATATAAATGAAACTCATCAATATCTGCAATGACCCACCAATCATTTGGTTCTTTGTTTGTTATGTAATTATATAACATTGTAACTTTGTTCCAATCAAAAACTCTATCTTGATGAACCCTTACAATCTTTACATTATTATAATGTTGAGTCACACCCATAACATCCTTATTTAAGGAAGGGTACATTTCAGATTCATAAACTACGATGTTTATCTCATCAACATAGTTTTGATAATGATTAATAAAATGTGGTAATAATTTGACTCCGTGTCCGATAACCGTTAATAATCTTGTCATTTTCTGTTAATAATGGTAATACCACTCGATGATGGTTTATCCATTAATATACGAAAATTGAATAGATTAATCAAGTTCCAGTCAGGATTTTCTTGAAGTTCTTTGATTAGTTTACTTGGACCATCGAATCTGTAGTGGTCTTTTTTTGCATCTTCGGAAACAATGAATGTCTCCTCATATTCAGCATCTGTATCATGTAACATGATGATACCTTTATCTGATAGTATGGTTGAGTAGAGTTCGAAATCCGATTTAACTCCCTCATATGAGTGGTCACCATCTATAAATAAAACATCTATTTTAATATCTTGTCTAATAAAGAAATCATAAAACGCGTCGTAAGAAGTCGCTTTAATAAAACGTGGGTTAAAGACAGTTCTGTAGTAAGAGGTCTCGTCCTCCAAGTCATTATGTCCACCAACACCATTACAAGCGTCGACAACGTAAGTAGCACCAATATCTCCCCAATTTGAGTTATTATCTCCATTGAATATATGTTGTTTATGTAAATCTAATCTTGCTTGTGTCATGATTCTTGGTATATAACCACCACCTGAACCAATACACACACAATTTTTTGCTCTCATATGTTGAATGATAGAATAAACTATCAAACCGTCACCCATATGTTCACTTGTTGCTCCGTGGGACCATAAATAAGGTACCATTTCTCCACCATTTGATGTAATATTATTTATTATAAAATCTTGATTGATAATCATTATCTTATTTTAGATGTTAAATGTGTTGGAACGTGTCTTCTACTATCACCATCGGTATATTTTTTCATCAAATTGTATAAATCCATATCTCTTTGTATTGGTGTTTGTGATAATATTGCAGATATTGCGGTTGATATCCCTTCACCAGCACCGTTTACTTTTTTATTAAATTGTAAATCAGAAAAGTCTTTGGTTAATTGTAGTTTTTCATAAAAATTATAAAATTCAAAATGGTTAAACCATTTATAACCATAAAATACTCCCAAATAGTTTCTAAATCACCATAGTTTGGATAAATTTGCTCGGCATATTTTATATAAGGTCCCCATTGGTCTTCTTTTAATTGAAAATCCTTAACAAACTCTTTTTTCGCTCCGTGGTTTAATAGTGTATCAATATACGAAATTCCTGGTTTAAAATCAAATGTCTTGAGGTCTCTTAAAAACGAATAGTCTTTTATTTTAACATCGGCATCCAATATGATTGCGATATCATGGTCTTGTAAAATATATTTTGGTAGGATTAGTTTATCGTGATATGATTTATATGATTTATAGTATGGTATAGTTTTAGCGTATTTGTTATAAATTAAATTTGGTGTATCGGTAAGAACATAACAACTAAATCCAAAATCTAATATTTCATTTATCTTATCATTTGTTCCTTGATAAAAATAATCATCACCAAAACACATTATACCAAACCCAATATTATTCATACGAAACCGTTTTTTAATATTCCATTATATTATAAATACCTCAGACTTTTTTAACAAGTTCATTACCCATAATAGTATCAATTGTTTCATAAACTGTTCTGTTTGTGGTATTTACATCAATGAAATTATCTGTTGGTATTTGATAATTTTCAACATGAAATTGTTCTCTACCCCTAACATCTGTGGTATGAACAAATATTTCAATCACATTTTCTTTTAAATCTTTTTTAAAGTTATCCCTCAAATCTTTAAATGGTGATACTATAGACATTACAACATTTTTACCATCATTAAATGATAATTTCGCCATATTTTGTGCAAGTTCAATATTGGCTCTTCTACCATTTTCAGAATAATCTTTGTTTTGTGTTAAATTACGCAAATCGTCGCCATCAATATGATGTACATTGGTTAATATATGCTCACATAGATATTTTGCCAATGTCGTTTTACCGGCACCAGGTTGTCCAATAAAATAATATATCTTCTTACTCATTATAAATTTTATTCACATAGTTTTCCCCATCACCGTATCTTGACTCAACATCTAATGGTAAATCTTTATTCTCATCGTAACAATAGTCTTCAAATCCCAATTGTTTAAATCTTTCACTAATTCTTTCATTATAATGATACATAATAGTTCTAACCCTTCTCTGAATATCTTTTCTCGATAAATCGTGTGAATTACTACTATGGATGTATTGTAGATACAACATTTTAGGTATTCTCATCATAATCGTATGTAAGAATGTACGAATAATTAATTCATAATCATCGGCAATCGACAAGTTTCTGTTATGACCCCCAATTTGATGGTATACTTCCCTTCTCCACGTTCTAATATGATTTGGGACTCCAACTATATGTCGAATAGTTTTAGGGTTTATATTGACAGCAATGCAACTCTGGTAGAGTTTATCGTTCCAATAGTAATCTTCATAATGACCATAACCCATTGCAAATCCCGGCTGGTATGTTAATGAGTTGTGTTCATTATCTATTTCGGCATTATCTGAATAAAAGAAACCAACCTCAGGATGTTTTTGTGAAGCATCATATAGTGATTGTGTACAATCTTCTGTAATAATGTCATCGTGGTCTAATTCACATAATAGATATCCGTTACACAACATAGCCGCACGATATTTGGTTTCACCAATAATTCCATTTGACTTCTCCCTAAAATCATACACCTTAACCCTTGTGTCTTTTGCCGCAATACTTTCGGCAATCTTCAATGTTTTACCATTATCACTTGAATCATTTACCATAACCCACTCCCAATTATTATAAGTTTGGTTTCTTAATGACTCATAGGTTCTGTAAAGTACATCACCGGTATTGTAGATTGGAGTGAAATAAGATATTAATTGACTTGTGTCATTTACCAATATATTATCCATTGCACAGTGATATGCTTGTTCACCAGTCCATTCATTTACCTCAGGTAAGGTAATCCATTTGTTACGAATTTGTAATGGTTGATTTGCAAGATTTGGGAAATTTCTCCAATCATCGCTTATTGTAATAATCGAATCGGGCTTAAATTTTATCAACACCTCCTCAATGTTAACATCGGTGGGTATTGATAACGTTTCTAAACTGTCATCTTCATAATCCGCAGCTTTATATGATTTTAATTCTCTGTCAATTTTGTCAATCAATAGTATTTTGGGTACCTTAGGTTTTTTGGAATTTTCAAAATAGTTATAATAACTTAAAACTTCATTAATCCAAAAGAAAACGTCTGGTTTATCACCATAAATTTTATCAATTAAAAATCCATCACCGGCATAATGACCGGTAAATTGATACTCTTTAAACACACTATGATGAAAAAGTATTTGTCCCACATCAACACCTTGATATTTCGTATTCTCTGGTTTTGCTTCTCTAATCTCCAATCCCGTAAAGTCTTTTCCATCGACCCTTTGGGAAACAATGAATATCTCCTTATTTGGGTTATCCTCAATAGACTTTTCGAGTATTGAACAGAAATCTTCGTGGATAATATTATCATCATCTAACAGATAAATCCAACCATCTAATTTAGAGGCGAGTTCACCACATTGTGGATATAAGTAATCGTCACCATTACCATTAACAAAGTGTAATTTTATATTATCACTTTGTAAGTTTTGTAATAGGTCTACAGGTATTTCTTTTAAACGACTCACATCGAATAAAATATGCCATGTTATATCAAATTCATTAAACAAGATAGAATCTCGAATAAAAATTAGATTTTGGAATCGGGTACATCTTGTTAATATGTGTAATTTCATTCTACGTCAAAGAAAAATAATTGGAAAAATCTAGCATTGTTAATTGTATCACCAAAATAATCGGAGGCTGAGTGTATTGCTTTAGCGTCCCATATAACTAATCTATTATATACATTGGCAATATCGTCAACAGTTTCAAATTGTGTTTTATCATAGTAATTAAAATCCTCACTAATTCCTCTAAATGTTTCTTCAACACCTTCTTCAAATGAATCCTCAAAACGTTTTTTACCTGTAACTTTACTACGATACGTTTTTGTACCGGTTTCCAATGGTGCATCAGGTGTTAAATAAATGACACCGGCATATTGTTGGACATCTGCGTGAATTACTATTGGGTCGTAGGATGTACAATATTGGAATATACCATTTGAATATTCTTCACTATCCCAATTTGTAATTCTTCTCCCTAATATACTTTCAATTTTTTCTTTTGTTCCATCAACAAAAAATCTTTCCATACTTCTTTTACCTCTCGATGCGGTTGTTGATTGAAAGGTTAAATTATTGATTGCATAATCTCTAATTAAGTCAGGATTTTTATAGAAATTATCCACAACAATTAAATTCTTATGACCTTCACTAAATTCAGCACGAAATGCGATAAATTTATAAACACTTTCAATTTCCATTGTTGTATTATCCATCAATCTAATTGTTAATGGTATATCAATTTGTGATTGGTTTAATGTTATTTCAAAACCAATCTTATCAACATCACCAGCGTGTGGGTATATTTCTTTCACATCTTTTCTTGTAAATCTGTATGTGGTTAAATCAACACCATCAATTTCAATTGATTTTATGTCTTGATTTG